TTTAATATTTTTTTCTGTAATCTTTTCTCCTATTTTAGGAATGTTAAAAGTAAATTGACCTATTACATCTTTATCTATAAATCCAAATTCTTTTGATTTTTCTTTTGCTCTAGCATTTGCTAAATTAAAGTATTCTTCTATTCCTTTTTTAGCTTCAGTTAATTGATCAATATTATTTTTACTTACATTTTTGCCATAATGTCTATCAATAATTTTTAGATTACTTAATAATTTACCTGAAGTTCTCATTAAAGTTTCTCTATTAATTTCAGAATCTTGAAATGTCATGTTTCCTAAATTAAAAATTTTGTCTGAAAGTTTTTTATCTTTAAACATTTTTAATGTTTTTTTGTAGGCAATAGGAATTGGATTGTGTCCAACTTGAGCAGTAGAATCAGGTAATACTAATTTTTCACCACCTGGTAAAGTTAAATTATTAAGATTTTTTTTCATGTAGTTATAAAAATTTTCTCTAAACTTTTCAAACCCAGGATCATCTGAAATTCTTAAACCTCTAACATCAGACTTGTTTTCTCCGTCTCTTATTTGTTTTGTTCTAGAATACTCTAGCAACGCATTTTGTGCGTCGTACAGTGTAAAACCTTTTTTACCTCCTGGTAATTCTTTATACTTTGCTCTTTTTTCTTCTAAAGCTTCCATAAGACGAGTTCCTTGTCTTGTGTTGGTTATATCAAGACCAAATATTTCAGCTAATTCAGCTTTGTTATAAACTTTGTTTCTGTTAAGCGTTCCTTTTTCAACTAATTTATTAATTTTGTTTGTTAAAATTTCAGGATTTGTTTTTAAAATAGTAGTAAGATCAGAAAAATTATTTTTTTCTCCTTCAATTAATAAATTTTGTGGAAGTTTAAGTCCTTGTAAATCAAATTTAAAATCTCTTGTTTTTGCAGCGTTTTGTATTTTTACATAAACGTTACTAAATTCTTTTGATTTTTTATCAAATCCAGTAATGTCTTTTACAGCATTCTTTAAATTACCACCATGTTCTTGATTTGCAAAAGTATTTAAATCTTCAAAAAAACCAATGTTCTCTCCGGGTACACTAACACTTCTATCTCCTTTTGCATAACTACCTGTAACGATCATTTTTTCTTTCCAGGCCTCTTTTTTAAAATCTTTTTTAAGGTCAGATTTTTTAATTTTTTTAACAGCGTCAGAAATTTTTTTACCTTGTTCATATTCTCGAATTGCTTCAAACATTGTTTTTTTTATTAGTCTTCCTTTTGGATCTTCTTCTGGAGGTTCTTGATCAGGATCTTTTTTATCTTCTTCGATAGTTTCAAGTCTGTTTACAATATCTTCTTTAGATTCATCTTCATCCTTATTAAAAAATATATCTGATAATCTTTTAGCACCTGCACCAATAGCTAGAGGAGGTATTACTGCTCCGCCTACATCTATTGGTTGAAAGTCTTGAGAGTCAATATCTCTTGTTGGAAACAATGGGTTAAGAGTCATAACCTCAGCACCATTTTCATAGTTCTGTCTCATCATCCCACCATTAGCTGCAGGGTTTCTGTCTTCAAAGTCTTTGTATGGATTTTCTTTTGGCGGTAACTCTGATGCAGGGAACGTGGTGCCTGGACCGAACTGCTCGTCAATTTGTTTAATCGCTTTTTCTAGTTCATCGTTATCAATTAACGCAAGTTTGTTACCAAGACTTTTGTCTTCATCATCTATAAATGTATTACGTTCTTGGTCAAATATGTAAGCCAATCAAACCTCCTTGTGCCTTTTCAGGTTTATTCTTCAACGTTCTAAGTTTTGTAATTTCTAGAATCTGGTCTTCAGGTTCTAGTTGTTTTATTCTTATCGCTTCATCTTGTGAGATACCTAACTCATCTATCAATGATTGTACAGACTCCATTCCACTTTGATTACCTTTAGTATAGAAATCTAAAGTACCATCTGAATACTCAACTAATCTCTGGTCCGCGGTCTCTGATAAATCAGTCAAGCCAAACGATTCTTGAACATTTGGATTATCTGCAAGTTCTGGTTTAGCTTCTATTTCTTTTATAAAGTTTGGAAAGTTTTGTTGAACGTATTCATCATTAGGATTTTCTTTGATTGTATTTTTTAATCTCTCAATTAATACTTGTGCTTTAGTAAACTTACCTTCTCCTGCTTTAGATTTTTTTAGTTCTTCACTTTTAGAAAGTATTTTATCTACATCACTTTCTTTAGATAAGTCTTGACTTAGTTCTTCTATATCATTTATCTTGTTGAGTTCTTCTGTTTCTTTATTTACATTTTTTTGAATTTCATTTTTAGCTTTTTGATCAAACAAAGCGTCATCATAATCTTTTTTTAATCCTTGATATTCTTTATTATTTTCTAAACTTGTTTTAGCATCTTCGAACAATTGTTTATCTGACGCTTCTTTATTAAACGGTATTACATTTGCGTCATTTGTTCCTTGACGAAACTCTATAGCGTATTTGTTATAAGCATCTGGATCCATCTTTTGTAAAGCTGTCTCATAGCCTTGTATGTTTTCTCCGTGGTACGTAATCCGTTCCATTCTTTGGTCTGGTTTATCCATGTAATAGTATTTAGCATTATCACCTTGTGATGCAGGGTTTTTGTATTTGTTAAGTAACTCTGCTTCATCTGCTAATCTTTGTCCAATCTCTGTTGAGTTCATATACTCTAACGCATTCTTAGGACCAACTCTATTTGTTGGTTGAACATTATTTCGAGTCGCCCATTGAAATATGTCTTCGTTATCTGGATCGAAGTTATCTAACTTTTTAAATACATCATCACCAAAATGTTTTCTCCATATTCTAATAGGATCTGGTGCAAAAAAATCTGCTCCACCGTAGTGGTGCTTTCCTTGTTTTAAGTTTTGATAGATCTCGTTATCTAGTTTGATGATCCCTTTTTCATGTAGCCTTGGTAAAAAACTACTACCATAACCTCTATATAAACTTGAATTACCGCTTGT